CAGATAGAGCAGCACCAATTCGACGTAGTATCGAAGGCTTAGTCTGTTCCCGAGTAGGCATTGCATTGAGATGTTCCTGATATGCAGTTAGAGCAGGACCACGCTGACCCCTAATTCTCTGCATCTCATCGAAATAGCGTCCTCCCTCGTCCATCGGCTCGGACTGGTAAGATGGAATTTCGAGTTCAGGCTGAGGCATTACGTTCGACATGAAGCGCTTTTGTGTCGGCCCAAAGAAGTTAGGTTCGTATGGAGCATCTCCTCGCCCGAAGACGTTAGGAAATCTCATGGATGCAAATGGATTTGGCATAATCTATCTCCCAGAAGACGGCCGGAATGCCCCAGCTACTCCACCCGCAGCGCCAAGGACATCAATCCAGCTTCTTTGCGGATTATTCTCGATTCTTAGTCCAAGATTACCCTGCTGGACACCCGCTCCTATACCTCTATTCCGACCCTCATAGTCTAGTCCTCTGCCATAGCCACTTTCACTAGCTCCATAGAGAGAAGATAAACCCTCTAGTCCAGCCATCTGCCCCTGACGAGCAAACTGCCTCTCCCATCTATTTGCAGCTTGAGCCTGAGCAGATCGAGCCGAAGCTTGAGCGGAACGGCGCCTCCTAGCTTCCTCTAGGGCATTCTGACCTGCTACATTACGACCGTAGATGTCAGATTCAAGCCCACTCTCCATTCCAGAAGCACCTTGAAGGGATTGTAGTCTTCCCCCCTGATATGCCTCCTCTGCTCCAGATAGTGCTTGAGCGGCCCCCATTCTACCAGTTCTCACACCTTCTGATATACCAAGCTCAGCATTGAGAGCGGCATCAGAGGCAGCTCCAGCTTGTTCTCTACCAAATCTAGACATCAGAGCAGAGCTGCCAGGACCATAGCCTCCCTGAATAGATGCTATTCTGTTAGCTTCGTCCTTCATCCTTCCAAACATAGCAGAGACACCAGACGTGCCTCGTGCTCTAATGTTAGACTTATCAGCCTCAGAATACCCACCAGTTTGGGCAAACTCGTCGAAGACTCCAGCACCTCTCATCCGACGAGCTATTTCAGGGTCGCTAGACATCGACCTGACATCTCGAATATCGCCTTGAATGGATGCCAATCTTCCAGGATCCCAACCTCCACCTGGAGCAGTTAGACCCTTCTGAAATGCCTCATAGGAAGATGGAGTCCCAGCAAATCCTCCACCACCACCACCTGCTCCTCCCCGAGAACTAGGAGTCGGAGTAGAAGTGTCAGCTAAAGATTGATAACGACGCTCTAGATCCTGAAAGCCTACATCACCCCTGCCACCATACTTAGTTAAATCAGTCTCAGCTCTACCAGCAGCTTTTCCATAAGCAGCCTTTTCCTGCTGATATTGCTCACCAATCATACGATTGGTAGCTTTCTTTTCCTTCCCACCACTCATTTGACCCTCCTTAGCAAAAGCTCTCTAGGCTCTAAGACGCGCTCGAACCCGAAGTGCTTTTCGATGATAAGAGCAAAGTCAGGATCTTTGATGAAGGTATAGATGTCCTCAATATTTGCCTTCTCGGTCCCTCTAAATGCCTCGAGCATGAGTAGACGTAAAGCCTGCACCCTATCCTTCTTACGAGTAGTCGGATCGAGAAAGAGCATAGCCTCGGCGAAAAGTTTGACCTGCCCATACCCAATTATTTTATCGTCCTCATCAACTGCGAGCGCGTCGACGATTCGACTCCTAAGTCCAGGTAAGGAGGTATCAGACCAGTGTTCCTGCCAAAGTTCGTCTAGTCTTAAGATGTCAGAAGAAGCTAGAGAACGAAGCTTAACCATGTTAATTTTTGAAACAACCTGCTCTCTCATCAGAGGTTGATGCAGCATTAACACAGAGCTGTCGAGTAAGAAGATTCTGAATCCTCATATACTCTTCGATGTTGCGGTTAAGAGATTCCGATTCTTGATGATGTAAGGAGAAATTTTCCTTGATGCTATTAATATTGATGTCTATGTTCTTCATGTTGCTGTCAATTCTAGTCGCTAGAAGCCAAACTAAACCTAGAGCTATGAGAGTGATTGGGCCTGCAACCCAAAGGGTTTTTGTCCACCACGGTAAACCATTCAAGTCAGTCACTTATTTCCTCCCTTCATATGATATAGAATAATGATTGCCATCCTTAAAACGACCACCCCACCGACAAAGATTATGTTGGCTCTCCCACCATTCTCCTAATTGTAGATGAGATTTAGTAGAAGAAAGGTATATGCCATCCTTAAAGAGGTTAAGGTCGATAGCTAGCTTGTCTCGATGAAGCGACATTTTTATGCCAAGTCCTACTCTAGCAAGACGAGTTGCCTCCCACTCAGACCTCCATGCCTCTCCTAAAGTAACCTCAAAGCCTAACTCATGGGCTTTGTCAATTAACCGAGGAATTAGTCTCGCAAAGAGGGATTGCGTCTGTCTTAAAGTCATGCTGCAACCTCAAAAGAACCATACTATCCACTGAACGAACTATCTCTACTCCGTCGGTCCAAGACTCGGGAATAGAGAACTTGAATGGTCCATCATCGTAAGTATAGACCAGAAGATATTTAACGTTTACTCTAAGCTCTTCCAACCATGCTTTCGCCTTCTCTGGCTGCTCGTTAACACGGTTGACAGAGATAAGAGCAAGGTCGAAAGACTCTCCAACCCTCACATCAAAAATATCTGAAAGAATTGTAGGATCTTTAGTCGAATCCGAGTCCACGCCTACCACACGAGCCCCAAACAGACGCGCACAGATATTGACTAATCTCATGTTTCCACATCCGAAGTCGATGATTGATTTTGGAAATAGCGGTTTGATAAAATCGATGATCTTATTATGAGCCTCCTCCATCGCTTTTAGACTTGAAAATCCATTATCAGTCCACATCTTAGTGCTCCTAAAGGGAAAGACCTTTCCAGATGCTGCTTCTCTTGGGTATTTATCTCCCTGTAATCGGATTATTTTCTTCTCTAGGAGCGCGTCTGAGCTAGTAATGATCCTGAAGACTGGAGTCGTAATAATCGCAATCCCATGAAGCGAAGACCACTCTATCGGCCAACTAAGAATTTCGATAATTTGACTTATCTCACTATCGCATCCAATGTCATGAGCTAGAGTAACATTTGAATCTCCAAGTTCTCTAGTTTTTTGGCATGTAAGGCTACACGGAAGATGACTTACAAGTCTGATTCCTGCCCATCGGAGTAAAATGTTGTTAGTTGGATGGACATACCCACCTCTCCAGTCTTGGGCCATCGGAAGTGTTGTGTCGATCCATTTTTCCTCGACCCAATACTTTTGGAAGAACCTTATACAGCATTCAGGGTAGCCAAGAAGTCTACCTACAGTTTGCCAGTTATTTTTTCCATGGGCTTTGGCAAGAGAAATAGCATCTTGTCGATTCCCTATCACGACAACGAAATTGAATGGCTTTGTTGAATCAAAGTATCCAGAATTAGACCTATAGCCAGGGCTAGTATTGACTCTTTCTAGAGGAAGCATTACTTTCCCCTCTTCCATGAGCCATCTCTGCGACTGGTTAACAAAATCATCGTCAGGAGGAACATTCTGAATAATCACAGGCTTAATCCCAGCTCTTACTGATTCTCTCTCGATCTTAAAGAAAAAATTAGACAGATTTGAGATGACAGGACTCCAGACTTGCTCGGCTTTCTTAGATACCCAAATGAAACGAACAAATTCATTAAGGACAAAGCCTAGTCTCTCCATACCACCGATACTCCTTGAGATTTATATGTTCGATCAGTATGATCTCCATGCTCGTCACCATGACCATCGCCATGTGGGACGTCGCCGTGAGAGTCATTAGTGCTAGGATTAGACATACGTTCAACAAGAGCTAAATTTTTATCGCTATAGTTACTAATCAAACTCAAATCTCTCTCTATCAAGCGAATAAGCTCATACCAAAACCAGCAATCCCTAGTTTTATTACGCCAATCTCCGTCAATGGCTGTCCCAGGACATTGGCCTCCACAGACGAAGAAATAGTTGCAATCTTTACATCCCCCATATTCTAGAGGAATATTCCAAAGAGCTAGATACCTCTCACTTCCATGTCCTTCTGGTTTCAACCAATTAACGCCATCCTTATTTACTCGACCGCAATTAGACAGATACCCATCTGCAGAGATCCCCTGGACGGCTGGAGTAGTTATTGGATCACAATTATTCCATACGCAATGTGCATCTCTACCAGTCAGCTTATCCCTAATGTCGGTAAAGGGATGATATGGGATATTAGACTCTTTTGAGTGTTGATATAGCCGAAAGAAAATCTCTAAGTTTTCTTCTTTAGTCAAAGTAATCCCATCCGCCCTAAAGTCGATTTCTAGATTATGGAGATTGACTGAGAGCGCCCCGAGAGACTCCATAGACTTAAGAAAATCGATTAGATCGTCAATCTGACTTCCATTTAACCTGTGAATCGTCGTAATTATAGACCAGTCTATATGATTGGAGAAGAGATTCTCGATGTTTCTTACGATTTTATCCGTATCATCTGTGCAACAACGAGGAGAGTTTAACTTACCCTTACCATCAAGAGACAAACCGACGTGGACATTATATTTCCTAAAGATATCAATATGCTTATCAGTTATAAGGAGTCCGTTCGTTTGGATTCCATTCTTCCCATACTTATCAAAGCCAAATTGAAATATCTCCTCAAGTCTATACAGAGGAGTAAGTAGAGGTTCTCCTCCGAAGACGGTGAAACTATCTCCTTGTTTAGAAAGGGTTTCCTTCACACGCACAAAGTCAACATGAGAAGAGAAATTCCCAGCCTCTCTCATAGGCTCCTGATAACAATAGGAGCATTTGAGATTACATTTGACGCCGGATGGCAGATATTCTATGCTCACCTGAGATATCCCATTGAATTGAAAGGTTTAGACTTGAGAACTCGATAGTTTGGATCTACGTGTCTTTGTGCCATTCTAACGCGAGAAAGCTCAGAACCACTCGCGCGCAAAGATTTTAGGATTTCCAGCTCTTTTTCGTAGGCCGGACCTTCGTCCATAGTCACCCTTTTGTGAAATTGCTCGTGGCCTAAGATCCCGGCTAAGGCTTTTTGTGCATTTTTGTTTCCAGACATTGCAAGCTTATAGATGTCGTGTCCTCTATCTAAATAGATATTAGGATCATTTGATCTAGCCCAAGCTTTAGGTTGGGTAGTATCACTCTTAGAGCCTGGATAATCCTGACTAGACACGACACGAATATTCTCAAGAGCTGGCCTATCATCTCCATAGAGCAAACCGAGAATGCTAAGGAGTCTCTCGTCGTCCATTCTAGGCACCGATGAGTTCTGGTTTATCAATGTGAGCTGTATCAGAATGGCTATCAGTATGAGTATCAGCGTGAGCAGCATCCGTATGAGCGATGTCAGAGTGGGAATCAGTATGAGGGGTAGCGTCCTCGTGAGCCTCATTAGTATGAGCGTCTCCATGAGCTGTATCTCCATGAGCTACATCAGAGTGGGAATCAGTATGAGAGTCAGTATGAGGGATATCATTATGAGTATCTTCATGTGGATCAAAGGCATCGTAAAAGTCGAAGTGAAGATCGGCATGACCAGTATCGCTATGAGTGTCAGTGTGAGTATCACTGTGAGCACTATCGGAATGTGAATCGCTATGAGTGTCAGTATGCCCTTCATCATTATGGTCGCTATGATCTCCGTGAGCTACGTCAGAATGCGCGATGTCACCATGAGCTGAATCTACGTGGGCTACGTCACCATGAGAATCTGTATGAGCAACATCATCATGACCTGTATATTTATTAGTCGCTCCTTCTTTAATCCAAGCAGCTAGAGTATTCTCTATCCAAGCAGATCCAGATTTTGCCCCAGCTTTAGCTCCCTGATCTGGTCCGTAGACCTTATATTCGTTGGTTGCTGCTTCATTGACGTAGTGTAAGTCAACTCCTTCTACCCATGCTGATCCAGCCTTAGCTCCTGCTCCAGCCGCATTGACTAAAGTTCCTTCAAATCTCCACTCACGGTTAGAGTTGTCGATATAATGAAAGTAATTTCCTTCTATCCAAGACGATCCTGCTAGCTTCGCCATATCCTATCTCTTAAGACGTAGCAAATTTATCGACGCCAACAGGAAGAACAAGAGCGTCCTTGAAATAACCTTTCCTCACCTGCTTAGCGAATGTAGCTAGGTCGTAGGTTGCGTCAGTCGCAAAAGTTATAGACGCACTCATGTCAAGCTGAGTCAAGCCAGTAATAGTCCCACCAGTGACAGCTATAGCATTAGAGTTCTGAACTCCCATCGTCCCTATACCAAGATTAGTCCGAGCACCAGCAGCCGTAGCCGCGCCAGTCCCATATCCAGCGACTGCAATCGGAATGACTACCCAAGCAGTTCCACTCCACTCTTCAAACGTATCATCGCTTCTATTGTATCTGATAGCTCCGGTCGGTTGGTTTGTAGGAGCACTCAAGAACATAGTCGCAGAGTCAACGTCTCTATCTTTAGCCTCAGATACGAAGACGTCGTAATTAGTCGTTATTGTAGGATTAGACCAGTTTGCGATATGGCTACCCTTCCTATCTAACTAACTTGTGTCCCTTGGGATAGCAGGTCTTACACCTTCTACCGTATCTTTGGTCTACCATGTTTTCTTGTGTATACTCATGACCTTGAGGACAGTGAGTTTTATTAGCTTTAGCAGCTCCGTAACCACTCACATGATTTCCTTTAACTATCATATCATGACTATTTTCCTTAGCAGTTCCAGAATATAAATGGTCTGGATTCCAGCATCGATTCCCTGTAGGACAGCTATTTTTATGACAAGCAAAAATAGAGCTATTAGTTAGTCCAAGTATGAGTCTACTAACATGGACCCTATCATTACCAGATCCAAAAATAGGATATCCATACCTATCATGGTTGCCAATCCAAAGCCAGCAGCCAGTAAGAGGATCAACTCTCTTATATTTTACGCTCTGTTCCGACCAGTTTGCCATCTTCTAGCTCTTTCTTCTCAAGATTTTGAAGCTCAATCTCTCTACGTAATACACTAATTACTCTACTCATCTCCTCTATCTGGACAAGAGCTTGCTTATAAAGGACGTCAGTTTTAGCACGCGCAACGAAAAGCTCACCAATGACTTGATAGAGTTCAGATTCTGTTATAATCATTAGGCCAGTTCGATTTTGATAGAAGTAACGCCGTGATCTGCTATCAGATGAATAACCTGGTCCCTTATGACTCGATGAAGAGAGAATTCACTTTGCCTCCATTGGTCTGTTATATTAAATGTTTGAAATGGATCTAAATTACCACTACTTGGAAGACAATAGATATTATTTTTCCATTGTCTACCATCTACTAGAACAATCTTATAAAAAACTCCGTCGACTATCTGAGTCACTTCAATTTTCTGGATAGGGATAGAGTCGTGCATTAGCTTAACAACGTCTCTCAGCAATTTCACGTGCTCTTCGTCTGAACTAAGAGTTGTATCTTCAATCTCGAACTTAGAAAATTGAAAGTCCGACACGGAAATTTTCATGTCTTATTTCTCCTAACTATCTCCTTAACTTCGATTTTCTTTGACTCAGACATCGAATCAAAATCTCGAATAAAATCCATACTGAGCATGGTATTCATGTTGGTCTCGCGTTGCTTGAGAAAGTCTTCTAGAAACAGCTTTAGCTTAGATAGAGTAATCCAATCTATCACCTTTTGCTCACTGGTAGTCAGAATTATGACTATTCTATTGTCAGGTTCCTTTATGAGATTCATATTGGCCTACGTGCTTCTGCCTCTGCTCGCTTGCGTAGGAACTCAGTAACGACTGCTGGTGTCCACAGAACAGAGCAGACAGAGCGGACTCTGCTATCTTCTGTGGATGTATCCTGACCTGGTTCCACGACATGGCGATGATAGGTTTCCGCAATCATTACCTCACCATCAAATATCCTGCGAGAACGTCGAATCTGAATCTGACCATCTTCGAGAATGCCGATGTGACTAATGAGAGTTTGTTCTGTGAGTGCCATAACTTTTAGGCGCTTGCTAAGTAAATAATTGATCCAAATCCACCTGAATTATCATCAACGTTTGCTGTAGATAATACGCTAGGTGTTTGGGTTGCCGCTGTTGCTCCACGAAAATATGCTCTAGTGCTATTCTCTTCCACATCCAAACTAAGATTCACGAAAGAGGATGCCCAGCTAGACCAATGAAGATGCCCAACAGGTCGTTGAGTTCCTGCTGGGTTATACGCTGTGAAGGGAAGGCCCTTCAGCGCTAAATTTCCAGTAATCGTACCCTTTGCACTAAATTCCCAACCAAAGGTTGCTATAACTAATCGGCCAACCTTAAGATAAGTCCCTACTTGTGTCGCATAGGTCTGCCCACTTTCTCCGCCATCACCGCCAATTACTGGAGTCCATGCACTCCCAAATCCCTCTTCATAATCGTCAAGAGCATTAGCATCAGCTGAAGCAAGTTGAGTAGCTGGGAATTTTATTCCGCCGCCACCAGGAAAACGCAAGTTCTCAACTAGTGTTCTTGGATTCGTTCCTACTGATGCCTCATAGAAGAACGAGCTCCCAGAAGCAGCATTGAGAAGTAGTAGAATTCCTTTCTTCGCTGTATCATCTAGATTCCAATCCGCTCCATCAAATGAAAGATTAACTGCCATTCCAACATGGTCTGCGTCATGCTGAAACAATCGACCTATTGGAGTTCCACTAGAATTAACTTGATACGCTGCCCTAGTTGCCGAAATCTTCTGTGGGGTTACAGAGAAAACATTCGTCTCATCCTTATACGCCGTCTGCGCATGCTGTCTAGCTTTAGCTAATGCTCCCTCAGTAATAATAGCTGCATCTAGACCAAGAGGAGTCCAACTTGACCCATCATTATCTGACTTCTCAAAAATTTTAGTTGTAGAGTTCCATCTTTGCCACATCAAATAATACCACGAGCTTTCCATTCAACGGTCTTAGACACCCGATTTCCCGTAGTGTCAAAAGCATAGACGAAAAATGAAACGGGATTAGGAATATCGACGAATCTTATGACTGTAACAAATGGCTCAGTAGTCGATTTTACGGTGGCGGTTAGAGTCTCAACGTCCTTAAAAGCCTTGTTAAAAGTCACCTCAGTCCCATTAGCATCAGTAGATATAGCAGCTATCTCACCACCATCATTTTCTCTCTTGACACTAATATCAATCTTAACCTCATAGAACTCGGCTAGGGCTTTATCACTAGCTCCAGTGAATTCCAATCTAAATTTGAGAAAGCGAACCGACGAGAAAAATTGAGCGGCTCCATTAGTGAAGGCTGAGTAACTAATTCCATCATCAGAGACTGCCATTCGGACTAGGACTGTAACATCAGCAGCAGAAGTAATAAGATTTTTAGTATAGGTTATAACAGCAATGACGTTGCTAAGTATCGTTCCATAGTCGATTACTTCCTCATAGCTTCCTGTAGTCGCTGCCGGTTGGATATAAATAGGATAACCGGCATCGACTTGATTCTGAGGAGTTAGCCAAGTTCGACCAGTAAAATGAACCTGAAATGTTTCAGTCAGCCAATTAGCAAGGAGCTTTGGGCCTGTCAGAAGAATCACATTTACGCGCGTCCCACCTAAAGCACTAATCCGGCTATCCTGTAGAGCATAGTCAGGTGGCTGATTTACGATACCAGCTATTGTTGCCTCAGTTCCGACGTTTCCTGCTATGTCGACTGCTATAACAGAATAGACGTAAGTTCCAGAGACTAGCTCGAAAAACGCTGTAAAAGTAGATGTTACGAGACCAGTTTGGACAGCATCTTTTTTAATGATATAATGCTTGATATTGAATTGAGAAGTTGGGATGGTCCAATTAAGTAAGACATTATTATCAATAGTCTTTACCGTAATAGTTGGAGCTGGAATCTGATTGACAACAAAGATGACTTGAGAAGAAGTTAGGGAATAATTCCCGGCAGAGTCTATAGACTTTATAAGGTAGGTATGACTTCCATAGAGTAATGGATCGATATCAGCATGAAGATTATTAGTTTTTAATTGAAAAGTAGCAGTATTCCAGTCTGCTCCCTTACGAATTTCGTAACTCGTTGCTCCTGTTGCTGCGGTCCACGTAAATCTAACTATAGTCCCCGTCGCGAGTGCTGTGAAATTTCCAGGCGGATCTATAAGAGCTACCCCAGATGCAGCGATCACAGACTGAACTATTAGTGGATCTAAATCTTGCCTGATACTTTCTAGTTGTTTATTAAGTAGAGACAGAGCCTGATAGATTCGAGGCTCAACAAACTTGAGACTCTCAATCAACGTAGTGACTTCTAGCTGGACTCCACTCACTCCGCTCTTCCCTCCCAGATAGGCGTGACGAATTGAACAAACCTAGTCAAAATAAATTCCTCGTTAACTAGATTCATCCTCAACTTGACAGAGCATCTCTCACTGACGAAGTTAAATCCCTTAAAATAAGGCTTACCAGGAGATGCCGATAAAATAATCGACGAAGCAGTAAAAGTCGCACCAGAGTCTAGTCCCTTTCCAGTAATTTGAAGGATTCCACTACCCTTAACTCGTAATCTAACACCAGTAAAATGATTAATTACATCATCAAACTCTCCGAACGGTAAGAATGGAAACTCTGTATAGCTCTCTATCGCGTTGTTAAAGTCTAAGGTTAAGGCTGTATCCATTGCGTAGATATTACCGTCAGGAGCGCCGAACTTCATAACAGTCACGCTACTGACAACATCTACTACGACGGTTTGAGTGTCCTTCGGAAAATCCCATACAGTCCACCTTATCGCTTCCAGACTGAGACCTTCCGAGTAGTCCCCAAATAAAATCACATTAGGAGCAGTCGAAGCGTCGAGAGGCACAGCTATATAGATAAGCGCCTCAATCGGATCAACAGCAACCTCGACGGTATTAAAATAGGGCTCATTTATCCTACCCCAAATATCGTCTATATTATAAGTAAGAACATTCACCTCTGAGAATATTCCATTGAATAATCTCAGACCTGCACGATCAGCTACAAATAGATGATCTTCGATATTCTCCCCAAAATCTAAAGACCGTCCAAAGCCATGACATTCCGTCCCTACGCTCATATCAATGGAGCCTACCTCCCAAAATGCTGCCTCATTATCATTATCTACTGAAAAGTAAGTTCTCTGAGACTTACACATGAGAAGCTGATTGCGATACTCAGTGCAGTTTTTAACTCCTCCTCCAGAGTCTCCAGGATTAACAGTAATGAAACCTTCTACAGAATTAAAAGACTCTGGCTTTCCCTTAGTCGAGACGCGCACGACAGCCTGATTAGCATTCTCTCCCCAAACTATCATGCGACCACGATAGAGTCCTATTCCTACTCCAGCCGGTATCTCCGCGACCTCTTCTAACAGATATGTTGCATCATCGGAGAGGTCAGCATTGAAAAAGTTGACCGTTACTGTAGTATCAACATTATTGCCTACTCGACCTCCAGGGACTAAGAAATACGTTTGATTATCAAAATCTCCAGCAGCAGTAGCAGCAAGTTTTTTAGTAGCAACTATCAAACGTGCTACAACTGACGACCCACCTATCGGAAGTAGGCTCAGGTCGACTTTTTTAGAGCCAACAGATGTAAACTCCTTAAATCCTCCTGGCGCGGTTATGAAGCCGGAAGCTGTCTCATAAGCTACGCCAAAGATATGTATTCCTGCTTCGACTGATCCTGAACCAGCAGAATCGGCAGCACCAAGTGTAAAACCCGATGGAGCAGTTCCAGCCGCAGTTCTAGCAACTCCTGCTCCAGTATAAACGTAAACTTTTTCTCCAGGCAATCCAGTGACTCCATCATGGGGCGTAATATATGCTCGATCAAAAATAGAGACCATAGAGAAATCGGTCATGGCCGCTATATTGAGTATAGGAGTTACAAGATTAGTCGAATCATATAGCTTCCCTGTATTGTCTAAAATGAGAAGGCGCTGGGCCTGTCCAGCTATTTTATAGACAGCAGCTCTTTTAACTGTGGCTATAGTTATGGACTGAGCAGACCCATACCTAGTCTTTACTCCTCCCTTAATGAACCGTATGTTCTTGGAGTCTGTAAAGAACCCAATCGGACAAGTATCATCCTCTCCTCTGTCGAAGGTTCCTCTGAAACTCCCGATGACGAGCGGTTCATGATCTCGCATGTTTCTCTACGATCTCTCCTACGACTCTCCTACCAACTACGTAGCGATTGCGACTACACCTCTTCCAACTTCATCAGATGCTCCAACAGCAGGACCATTGACATAGATTTGAGCATTAGAGTCAGCATTAGTTCCCCAGTCAGTCACTCCATACCGACTACAGAAGTCCATGATCAAGCGTCCATTGCCGTTTATAGGAAGCGTCGCGACTGCAGCGAGGAGGGACGCGCTGGACTGTGGATTTGGGTTGTGGAAGATGCAACGTCGGAAGAGCTGAAAGGTTTCCAGAGGATTCGTGCCAGATGATAGGATGAACAATGGAGTCGTCGCGTCGCAGGTCATGTTAAATTCACAATCGATGAAACGATTCCTCTTTGATCCACCACCGAACTCGACGCTTGCGTTCGCTGCTCCACGTTGAATCGTATCTAGACCAATGATACAATTCCTGAATGTATGCTCACCAGTTCCAGTCAGCTTGAGGATTCGAGATGTAGCACTATCTGCTGACGTCTGGTCTCCCATTCCACCAAACCATACATCGTCATAACTATTTCTACCACCAGAATCAGCCCAAGTAATCTGTCCAGCAATAGCATTATCGTTAAACATGCTAAAATTCTTGAACATGCAACCAGACGCGGTTACTTGAACAAAATTAGCATATGCAGTGGTTCCAGAAAGAACCCCAATTCTGGCTCGATTATTGAGGGTTCGTGGGGCTACTCCAATCAAGTGACAAGCATTCTTACTCCAAACAAGGGTTGATGAGACTCTCGCTGTTCCTGTAGTTCCACCATCCCCGACTAGGATACAGATGTCGTTTAAGCCAGCTGTCATCCTAGCATGAGCCTCTGTCAATGTATCGAGAGGATTGTCTAGAGTAAGTCCACTCGCACCATCGTCTCCATTCGCTGGATCTACATAGAAGACACGAAACGGAGCTAGAAAATCGTCTGTGAGTCTTAGATTGGCTTGAACGTTCTGCAATCCGCGTCCTCTGATTCCACGGGATCTTGCCATTTTTTCTTCTCCTTAACTTGCGCACAATCGCGCGGGCCTTCCCAAGTCTAAGGAACTCTATATCTTGTCCTCCTCCTCCTCACTGGAATGGCCTGACGCCTTTTAACTAGAGTCGCTCTCAAGTCATCCCAAATTGTTACGAGATCATCGTTTAGAGCTTGAGCGCGGCTTGAATTAGATCCTAGAACAAGTGATGCAACTGCTGCGAGCCTTTGTGCTAACCATTGTTCCGAGTTAAGGATTGCTAAAGGTGAGGTAGTCGCTGTAATACTTCCAAGAGATTTGACATATTTAATCCTCACCTCACGAGCAACAGTTGATCCTACAAACTTTATCTCCTCCTCTCTCCATGTCCAGTATCTTAATATCTCCGTCTTAACGAGATCGGGCTCCCATTCTCTCTCATCCATGTCTATAAAGTCCTCTAGAGATGTCGAACCATCATCTCTCTCCTCCAAATGAATGGGATAAAGGAGATCAGTTGGAAGAAGTGCTCCATCTGATAGCTTTAGGGTAAGAGCTGGAACATCGATAACTGTTGATAATTCTTTATTCGTCGATATCCCATTCGCAGATAGCTTAGTTTGAAGCTCCTTGTAAACCTTATTACCAAGTGTAATCATAGGAGCATCTTGATAGATAGCCCCCGTTACATCGTTTAGAAGAGCCCTTGCTTCGGATAGTGGAGTCGCGAAAGTGACAGCCATTTTTTCTATCTGCTCTTACGCTCAAAAAGTCTTATGCTCACCGCCCGAATTGTTCGCTAAGCGAATCTTTTACTTGTGGCGACTTAGCTTGACCAACAAGGGTCTGAGCAGATATGAACTCAGTCTTGTATCTAGTCATATTCAAAATACCTTGACAGTGCATACAAACGATAGCCTCATGATGAACTGGAGCGCGGCAGAACTTGCATGGGGTCATATCGATGTCGACTTGCTTTTCTATTTCGATGTCGATATTCCATTCTCGTTCTAATCCAAGACATCTACATGCGACCCTTTGTAAACCTGAGATCGCTCGTCTCATGTGGAGCTTAGACCAATCGTCATCAGCTATAACGACTAGATTTTTGAACCATTCATTTTGACGCTCACGCAGAGTAGCCATCTGTGGAGCCATCATCTTTTCCACAACGGATGGACCATATTCTCCCTGGACCCACGTTAGACCAGGCTCGGCTCGCCCTGGCTCGTAGCCCATGATTCCAATCGCAAAATCTCTACAGATAGAAGCACAAACTCTATCCGATGGCTCTGGAACGACAAGGGCAGGTCGATTCTCGTCAATGTAAACAGGAAAACGCGCGCGCATGACTACAAGAGTATTGCAATTCTTGCTTGGGTCTTTCACAGGAGGAATAACGTATTCTCCCGGGATTAGACCAGGTTTTTTCTCACAGATGCCTACTGGTAAGATTGAGATTACGGTGGAAATGTCCTTAACTTCAGAGAACTCTGGCATTTTGCACTCCTTCTACGAGGTCCAGCTTTTCTTTATACTCTTGCCTAAATTGTTTTTGCTTGGTCGATACAAAAACTGAATTATCCCATACGAATAGCTCTGATCTTTCATCCTCGCTGATCTTATTGAAGAAATATTTTTGCTCGTCCTGCTCCTCCATCAATCTATCGGCTTCAAAATCGCTTGGGAGTTTTTTGACTGGATTATGAAGAACCGATATAATGATTTCTACTACTCTCCAATTAACTTGGAGCGGATTTCCTTCACTATCTCTGAAAACGTAGACTGGCTCATAGCTTCCATTTCTAGCTTCCACTAGCTCAAGTGTAATCTCTTTGAGAGCTTGAACTCCATTCACGAAAACTAGCTTCTCTAAGACCCAACAAGGTTTCTCGAAATACCAATACTTTTTGACCTCCCGAAGAGCTTTATGTTCTTGGCGGATTAGAATATGCCCATACCAGTCAGTAAAGTCACCAACTCGCTTCTCTAGCTGGCTATCAGACCAAACGAGTCGATAAATCGGGCGTCCATCCAAAACCCTAAAGTTTTGGAGCAACGTCTCATTTATTGACTCGATTAATATTTTATCCGTAATCATAAAAGAGAGGAGAGGAAGATTTCTCCCCCTCTCCTATAAGATTAAGTATTCTTGAGAATCCCACCATTCCACTTGCCCGTCTGAGCATTGTAGAACAGCACAGCCATCTCGTCCGCTGCTGACGTAAAGGCGAACGCGACATTTCCAGTTACTCCGAAAGTTACAGCATCAGCAAAAACGAGATAGAGTGGACCAGAAAAACCAACCCAAGGTGGAGTAATCGTCTCAATCCCCGTAGTTCCTGTGATACGGTGATATGAGTGAGTCGGAGCAATAGTGTCCGCCGATGCTAGAGCTGCTCCAACTACTTGGTTGTGCTCATCTCCCTGCGTCCAGCGTTCTGGAGTTGGACTTGACATTTTTATTCTCCTTATCCTAGACTGCTTTAGTAGCCAGTTGGGACATCGAGATTGTCAATGTAAGACAATCCAGGTGGCTGGTTGACGAAAGTATTGAAGCTCGCAACAAGATAGAACAATGTCGCTGCTGCAACACCTCCAGAAGGACCACGCACCTCGAACAGGCGCCTGCCTTCCTCTTCGTAAAATCCCGCCGGCTTCATCTCAGCACGACCCCAGACCTCATCAACCACGAAGTCGATTCGCTTCTTGTCCCAGTTGAAATGCTTACGAGCTGGGACGCCCGCGATCTGCTGAACGTCGAAGTAAAGGTCGAGATTCTCCTTCGCACTCGCCGTCTTGTTGATCTGGGTTACGAGCTGACCGAGTTCCTCATATGACTGAGCTTGACAAGGATGTAGCCAGGCTTTCAGCTTCATGCCATTTTCCTGTCCCAAACGCTCACCAATCTTGTTTAGCGCGCGTCGGGCATGAGGAAGGGCAAGAGCGCCAGAAGCATTGATGCGATTCGCTCGAATCTCAGGATACGTTGCGCGATCCAGACCAAGCCATGTCCCCGTTGAAGCATTGGAGTGATGGTATGGAACACCAAGGATGCCAACAGGATTCGCTCCAGATAGACCAGAAGCGACTATCTTATCACCTACGACAACGCCCGCTACTGCTGCGCCCTCATAGATGATAGTCTTTGCTTCGGGATCGACAGTAGTGATCTTTCGCTCATCGCCTGTCGTTCTGTCCGTTGCTAGAGTCGAGTTATAGATATTGATCTTCTGACCATGACGAATCAGGCGAGTGCCAAATCCATCTGTGCCAAGAGTCAACGTAGTTCCACTGATCGCAGATACTACTCCAACGACCCCATCACCAGCAGTCATCAGATTTGCATCTACCATCCGACGAAACTCCTTCATCGCATTGGCGAGAAGGTGCTTAACTGAGTTGACAACCGATTTACGAGCATCATCAGTTGACCATTGAGTTTTCTTGTGCCACTCCACGGCATACTTGAAGTTAACCGTGGTAATAGTCGCTTTCTCGAAGGTCGGGCCTTCTCCTCGTCCAAGGTCGCCTCCAGCGGTGTCGTAATAACCAAACAACCCACCAGGACGAATCTCAAGAGGGACTCTCATGTCCCTTGAGGAGACCTTTTCGACTGGACGCTTCTCCACGTTCGCATAGAACATGGCATCCCTCTCGAAAAGTAGAGGAACTTTGGGTGCAACCCTCTCAAGTTCCGCGGCAACGACCTGACTTTCAGTTTGAGCCATCAGGTCTCCTCACATTTACGTGTGTTCCAGCCGCGACAGCATCTTCATAGTTGTCGCGTTTAGTTCCATCATAGAGATGAGCTGGATTAAAGCAGGACTTATTGGAACACTCCAATTTATGTAACACACAATTTCTTGGCTTTACACTATTATAAAGCTCAAATGCTACAATATGAACTCTCTTAGTTCCTGCTTCCCGACTAAGATGGATTAAGCCATAGCCAAGAGCGTCCTTAGCTAGGGTCCACTCCCAACAGCCGAATTCAGTAATCGCACGATTTCTCTCAAGTCTTTCTTCTAGACTCAAGCCTTTAATCCCACGACTACCTTTAATTCCAACTCCCATAAGGGCCAACTCCAACAGTCTACGAGTTGATGATGTCCATGTCCGAGGTCTTGCGCCAATCGATTTTTTTAGGGTCGACCACCCCATGCGCCTTACTTGGACCACGTCCACCTTGACTTGGAAACTGTCGCTTCTTGCCCTCCCCTTCATCTGAGCTGCTCTTGCCTGGAGTCCTTGCGTCAAGAGCCTCCTGACGGAGTCGATTACGAATACCTGGCGCGATACTTCGTGCGCGCTCCAACCATGCACGCCGGATTCTGGTCTTGGAAGCATCGCTATAGCCCGACTCACCTGCCTGTTTCCACAAACTACCAAGAGTTCTCTGAAAGGCTTTATCAGCCAGTAGAGCCTGATCAATCTCACGACGAACGTCCTTGATGACCGCTTTCCTCTCAAATGATGTTAGAGCATCAAGTTTATTTCCAACGATATTGTTAAGTTCGGTCGTTATTTTATCCTCGACTTCAGTTATAGCTCCAGAATACTTTTCGTAGCGATAAGCCTCACGCTCCTCGTGAAGCAACTTCTCAGCTTCGGATGGTTCTTTTTCTCTATCTGGCACGCGCTTAGAGATGTCAGGAATATCCCCACCATTAGCGAAGGCGAAATTAGCGATGTGTTTCGCAGCTAAAAGGAGATTTCTCCCAGGCTGATCCTTGCTTGCCCCAATCTTCTGAGCGTGGGCGGCGGCGTGATAGATGAGCTCCTCGATGATAGGAGTTGAGAGCTTTACGTAAAGGTCACTGTCGTATTTCCTAACCGACTCTCCAAAGTTTTCAACCAGCTTAGATAAAGCTTTAGGATTATTCTCCCCGAGAGTATTAACTAAGAGGCTAGGATCACCATTACCAACTATAGACCCCTCAAGCTGATCATACTCTCTTGCCTTGTCTGCTGCTATCTGAGCAGATTCTGGATCAGCGAAGACCTCGAGAAACTTTGGATGCTCAAAGAAAGCTTGACGGAGAGCAGGGAACTTTTTGAAAATATCAGGATAGACTGCCTTCAAAGCTTTTACAGTCGGCCGACCCTGCTCGTCAGTCTCTATCTCTTCTTCTTTCTTTTCTTTTTTCTCGTCTCCTTCTTCTTCTTTTTCTTCTTTTTCTTCTTTTTCGCCCTCACCTTCACCTTCCCCCTCGTCTTCTTCCTCCCCCTCAGACTTGTCTCCCTTACCCTCATCACCTTCTCCACCCTCATCGTCCTCTCCGCCCTCATCATCAGGAGAAGCCCCTTCATCACCAAGATCAGAGAGATCCTGCTCTAGTTCAGATTTATCTCCTCCTCCAGAATCATCTGGCTTATCAAAATAGAGAGGAGGAGAAAGTGCAAGATTAAGTAGATGATGAAGAGACATGATTTACTCCTTATGGCATTTCTAACTAGTAGGGAAGCTCTGCAACGATGAGAGTCTGACCATAGAGAGCACCAGATGCAGCGTTTCCGACTACGTGAATGAGATTTCCAGGAGGGATAAGCAAAGCGCCATCGAAATCATGGCGACTGATATTCGAGATTCCAATTGGAACTGTCGCTGCTCCAGTAAACGTATTCATTCCAAGAGCATATCTCCAAGTTCCCGCTGTGGTCAAAGTTACAGTAGAGAAACCTGGACATTTTGCGACGTTTCCATTTCCAAGGAAAGCATTGATAGGAACAACCTCTGTGATTGCACTGAGAGGAGCGGCGGTTGCGACACCAGAACCTGTATTACCAACATGACTTAGTCCCACTCCGGTCTGAATGGCCGTCCCAGAGACATATTGACCCATCCAAGCAAGAGGAACTAATAGACGGCCACTATCAGCCTTATTCCAGACCCCAAAAACTGGAGCTGTTGATGTGCTGATCGGAAATGCGACGCCAGCAACGACTGTGCTATGGATAAATACTTTACCCTTTCGAGCAAGAGCGTAGTATTTTCCTAAGACTTGATTGACGAGCATCTCACGATGAACACCAAGACCAACAATTTCCTCGCTCGACTCATTTGCTTCTCTGTCATTCAAGCTTAAAACCTGACCTAGTAACTTTTCTCCCATTTTAATCACCTCGGCCTTTGCAAGCCTTTTTCGAGCGCGTCTGTTCAGCATACAGATTTAGTGTTTAGATTGATAGATTAAGTTGCTACTCCTTCTTCCGTCATTTCCTCCTCTCCAGTTGTTCCCTCGACCTCCATCCGGGCCATCTGCTCCTGAGCTTCAAACATCAAGTGCTCTTTAAGATGAGCGAGGACATTAGCATAGCCACCTGGGTTGTTCTCCTTAGCGTCGAGCCCAACCTCAGACTTGAGCCACGCACGGCAAACTTCAGCCTCGACTGAATGATTATCTATGTCTGAGTCTACGGGGACTGTGCTCATTGGATGAGCTTCAGGCATAGCTGGACCCATTGGAGGAGATATCATGGGCTCCTCTCTAACGAGACGAGCAATCTCATAAAGCTGCTTATTTCTATCATCATCACCAGGGATATAAAGTTCTGGCACTCCTATGATAGAAGCAACCAGACCAGCATTCTCTGGATGACGAATAACAGCAGCAATATCCTCATTATCCATCTGGATCAAATTAAGGATAACATCACGCTTTTGAGTCCAAGAGATTGGGAAGGTTTCTGTAATCTCTGGCTCAATATCACCAACTTCACCAGTCAGTTCAGACTTACGAATCCAGACGTTCACGAAATTAGAGCCCTTAGATTGAACAGACCTTTCATCCTCCCTCATGTTTTTGACGAACGATTTCACGCTCTTGGCTACAACCTTGACCCACCATTCTTGGAGAATAGTCCAGGTCGTTGATAATCTCTGGAGCGCTGAAGCCTTGCTCATCTCATATTCTTTGGCGGTCCTTGAACCTCCCTCTAATGTCCCACCATATATAGATGGATAACTTCCCATCACGAACTGAGCTACCTCCGAAATCCTATTAGCGAATTGCTCGACCTCTCGAGATAGTGTAGAGGCCTTAATTTCATGGAAACCTGATGAAAGATTCATACCAGCAGGAGCTGTTGCTTGGGAGACTTGACCAGGACGGGCTTCATTTCTCTGGTATGCTTCAAAATCGATAACTCGTCCATCTGCAAAAATTTCTGGAATCCCAAATTCGATCGTCTCCAATGTCAAGTTAGCTAGCTCATTAGTAATATCCTGCAAAGGAACCATCGGCGCACCGATTGGCTCATTATGAAGGACTTCACTGAGAGGATGCTCGCTTATCGTCCAATGATCATCAATTTTGTCTCTAACTATCTCTGCTACAAGATCCTGGTTTATGATGACTACATAACAGCCTTCAGGATATTTAGCCTTAAGTGCAGCAATTTTCTCTACATCCCTAGTATAGAGATTAAAAGCCCAGGGACGTAACCAAACTCGCTGAACCGTGCAGAGATTTTTTGGAAAGTCTGACCGATAATGGGTTGGGATTCTAGCTTCCTTATCATAAACGTCGGGATAGGCTGTAGCTTGGATCTTGTCGGCAATCTCAGTATAAATCTCTTTTATGAGGGCAACGTGCTCCTCTGTCTCAAGAATCAGATATGGAATACTAAACTGGTCACGCGCCCAGATTGGAACCTTTACGTTAATTGGTCCATAGACCTCAATACACTCTCTATTCTTAGGCTCAGTATGAGATCCAACCTGCTGCTGCATCATTCCCGGAACATCTTCTGTCTCAGGCATGACCATGTTTCCACAAGCAGGACAATTTTGCTCCATTGGTGGAGTCTGGGGAGATTCAGGACTAAATCGGTCGAAACCAATCCTATCTCCACAGGACGGACAGTAAGAATCCCGATTTGTTATCTCCGTCTCAACATAATCTGGAACTTTGATCGAGCCGAAGCGATAATCAGCTTTATTCTCATTATAGGCCGCAACGAAGGATTGATTATAGAGGATGAAAAGAGACTTCATCAGAAGCAATTTGGCGTGATTTTGCTTTTGGACTAACTCCGCTAACTTACTGTGAGCTTTGGCAGACGTTATATCTTCTTGGTCATCGGCGTCCTTCGGCATGAAGCGGACGACTGGTAAACCACTTGTTAAAGCACCGATGAGGATCTCACCATGAGCTTTGTAGACGTTAATTACTTTAGCGTAGAGAGCCGGATCAATATCTGCCTGTGGATCTTGCTCTACAACTTCATCTGGTGTCATCCAATCGTGAGCTATTTCATCCCAAGCTAGATATTGATAATTATTCCAGTAGTGAAGTTGCTTCCTACATTTTCTTACTAGATTTAATCGAGCAAATTCTTCCTCTCTGTCGTAATCTTGGACGATTGTGAGCAAAATCTTAGCTTCTTCTGTCTCATGTAGAAGTTGAGGCTTCTCTATCTTCCCATCAATCACGTCCACATCAGTTGTTTCCTGACTGAGTGGAGTGATTAGTTCTGGAGTAAGTAGATCAGGCATTTTTACGAACCCACCTAAATCTTATAGTAAGAACTAGATGTCAAAAAATGAACGGGAGCTACTCTGTCAGCGTCATAATCAGACTGAAATGGTTCAATTCCACCCGCGCGTGCGTCTCTAGTGCAAGCCTCAGAGCAAAACATGCGGTCTCTAGCTCCCTGCTTTGCTGCTAGATAAAAAACTAGAAAACCTAGCCAGTCATATTTTTGACCGACTACCTTTTTCCGCCAAAGACCGGCGGTAAACGGATCGTATTTTAGTTTCGGCCTGAGAACAAACTTGAGTCCATCGAGTCTGAACGGAAAAATACCTACGCCTTCATTTCGAGCAGAAAAAGATTGGTCGGCGCCAATATAAGTCTCTACGTGGCTTATATCTGACCAAGTTTTCACTCTGATTAACCAAGGAATAAATCCCTCGCTTCTATAGAGTAAAATATCACCAGGTTCAACCATTAGTCGAGTATAGGTCATTTCTTTTCTGGCTGGATGACTTTTTTATCTAGTTCCTCTGTCTGCTTATTCCTCTGCTTCCAATATTCCTGACGCTTATCGGCCTCAAATTTTGCTGCGACCTGATTCCAGGGTTTTCTTATCTGTATAGACTTCATCTCGGAGTGCATGCTAGGATTAGTCTGATTGAGCCCTAGCTTTTGATCGAGAATGACTGCTTGATGCTCCAAATATTTATCAAGCCTCTCCTCGTTCCTCTCCGATAATCTCTGATATGCTCCGAGCGCATCTTGCAATCCTTGATCACTAAGCTCTTTCAAGGCTCGAAATTTCTCAATCTCCGCCCTAAGACGATAAACCTCAAAAATCAGCTGTTTCTTACTGAGGTCTAAAACGTAGTCGACCCGAGAATCTCCCCTTATGTCGCTGGACTGAGGTAGTGTTACGTCGAAACTCTTTGTCGTAGGCGGCCATTTGTCTGTGGTAGATATTCCAATCTTGAGTCCTCTCAAAATTCTGAACGATTTCACCCAGCTTACCATATTTCTTAGCCAAGCCCGAAGAGAGATTAAAGTATTCATCGATAGCTTTCAGAAGGTAGCGAGCGCCATCATAAGCGTCATCGCCAATGAACTCGGCAACGTCCTCAGCTTTCTTTGAGTTGTCTGTCTCTGCATAAACACAAGCTGGAATGACCTTACGGAATTCCTCACAGGACTCAGTGCAAAGTAGCTTTGGGAGGTTTTTCTCATCAGGCTCGGGCTCGAATAACTCGATATATTCCCTATAGGCTTTGGGGCCATTATTTCTGAGGATCTTAAGACCAAGTTGATCGTCATAGCCTTCGGCCGGAGTAAAAGATGTGGGCTTGGGCGACCATCGGAGAAACTCGTGTAGGAGGGCTTTCCCACCCAGTCTATCATTGTCAGCTTTCTCCCACGGTAATCCGGTTGCATCGATAATTTGCTCGGCAAGGGTTTTTTCCTCACCGCGCTTCCCCCACGCACTTGGATCTAACTTACACGAGACGACTGACTCTCGCTCAGGTTCAGTAATCCTGGCAACATCGGCTCCCCAGACTGAGATATTTGTTCTAGACCAAACACGTTCACGATAAAGAATGGCTCGCCTATCGGAAGTTGCAGCAGCCCATCCAACCCAAGCCTGTCCAGGATAATATCCCCAATCGCATCCGAGGATTCTGGGCATCCAGATAGGAGGAGTATAGTCTGCAATGACGTGACAAGCGTTGTCAGGCTCGTCAGGAAACTTGGACCCAAAGAAGGGGTCTCTCCATTCAGTAAAGACCTGCCCACTAAATACCCACCAGTCTCCATAAATCTTTGCTCTCTGCTCAGCTAGCGGTAGAAGTCTGAGTCTCTTGAGGTAGCCTGGATCTTTCTTGAGAAGATATGGATTATCTATTAAAAGCGCCTTAATGAAAATCCGCTTTGTATCGCTATCTAAATCATGTATGAGAACTCCACCATTCGGTGCAGGCTCTATAAATCTCTTTCTAACCCAAAGATGTCCAACATTACCAGGATTCGTAGCAGACCTGATAATAGGAGGAACATCAGGAATAACACTACGAACCCTAGAACTGAGATAGATATACCTATTGAAGAGCGAAGTCCCTGGAATAGCCGTAAGCTCGTCAAATCCGACGTATTGATATTCGTTTGTATCATGATCGCGCGCGTCTTTGTCGTTTTCTAAGTAACTAAATCGGATGATTGCCCCCGAGCCATCGAAGGTAAATGTATGCTTCTGAGCGTCATAGCGACCACCGATAGCGTTGTAGATCGGAACAGCTCTGAGTATGAGAGAAGCTTCGAGCTGGGGATAAGTCTCCCTAAAAAGAACCCCATGGAAATGTGGAACCTTGTGGAAACCATATACGATTGGTAGCATGTAGAGGAGCTCAGACTTGCCACCTCCGACCGCTCCTCCATACAGGGCCTCGAAGACAGAAAATGGAATCTGGATGAACTCAACCTGCTTTGCATGAGGCTTCCAGATTTTATCATATCTACCTATCTCGTTTCTAGACTCTACGACTGGCATTTATCCCGTTCTAATCCGGTGTAAGTCGTTAGTCAGATGGAGCAAGCATTTTCTTCCCAAAGCCAAGGATACCACGACCAGTCACTCGGCGCTTTTTGAGCCTATCCCCCAGACTATCTGGTCCTTTTGAAAACCCCCCGGGCGCGCGTAGGGATGATAGACCTTCTGGGGACTTCCCCAGGGGACTCTTTTCTCCTCTGGTCGGGAGCCTTTTCACAATGCCAGTATTTCCAAAACCTTTTCTCATGCCTAGCATTTTTACTCCTATCCTTTTCTCTGAGTAGATGGAATCCAACCGGTCGCTCTGAGAGAGCCGTAGATATAGGCGTCTTTCTGCTTACCCTTGAGACCTTTCTTCTTTGCTCTCCTTCTCAGCTTTCTCTCGAGAGCTTTCGGCATTTACCTTCTCCGCGTTTTTCTTCTGCCTCTTAGTCCACCAGTTAGAGAGGAATGAAACTCCTATGTTAACCAAAGGTTTCCACCAAGCCATTAGGAAAATTCTCCTAGTTTGATGTAATCGTGAAACTTACACGAGCTTATAGGACATACGACAGAAGGTGTTACTATTCCATCTTCTGTTATAGTATGATTCAATCTAAAACTAATCCCACACTTTGGACAGGAGAGAACTACAGATTCTCCGAATCGCCACCATGTTCCTTTCTCTCCTGTTATCTTAGAGTGAGGGATAGTAAGCATCTAATCAATCACCCTCACTTGAACCGCGCGCGGACCACGATCTGATTCAGCGAGTAGAAATGAAACTCTTTCCTGAATAACGAGCTCTCGAAAGTTTTTACCAGTCCTCTCCATAGTTGACCAATGGAAGAAATAATCTCTACCATCATCACCAGCAATGAAACCGAAGGAATCCTTCAATTTTCTTATAGCGCCAGTTAGTCGAGTGTTAACAACTTGTGATAGGAGAGAATAATTCTCTTGAGGTTCAGCCATTAGAGTCAAACCTTAGCCATTAGAGTCAAACCTTGGAACCGACAGTAACGACCTTATAATTTTGCTCGACACTAATCTCTGGCTTATATATATGGAAATGAACACCACCTTGGTCTACTGTTTCCTTTGGAGAGACCTTTTCGACGATCGTCGCCATGTCCTTTGCAATGCGAGAAAGATTCGTCGCACGCTTGACGGCTTTTAGCTTAGGAGTATCAAGAAGCTCTAGAGTATCCCCTAAACGCTCAGCCGCTTTTGCTGCAAGAACTTCTCTGAACTCGTCGATTTGTTTCTTGCGGGAAGGATTAGGTGGGGTATGATTAGTGATGTCTGCTGTAGAGGAAAGCGCGCGCTCGTAGGCTAGAGACTGTTCGTTAGATAGACCAAACAAGCGACCGGCTTGGGACTGACCTACTACTAAAGCCGTCTCACCTATTGCTACTTGTGCTTCTGTCCTTCCTCTATATGGTTGCTTGGATCGTAAAGGATCACGATTGATAAGCTCGTCTAGCTTTGATAGGTCTATGAGAGGGTCCGGTTTGATCACATCCTCGATCGCATCCTCGATCACCTCAGGTTCGATGACGTAGGTTCGATCACCTCCTCGATCATGCCCATCCGAAAAGACATTACGCCTGGAGCCTAGTCTTGCTCTCGCTTGATCCGATGAGATAAACATTCTACACCTCACACCTATCTAAACAAAAAATGATCCGATGAGATAAACATTTAATTTCTCCAGATAAAACAGTAACTAGAGTCTAGATTGAGATAGGAGGAAGGAGGGCGAAGCCCTACTGATCAAGCATAGCATACGTGTCAAGTGGGTAAAACATTAGCATTTAATTGTTCGCTGAGCGATGATTTAGCTGAACAAAACCTAGACTTATTCTAATCAATGTCTATCTAATCAATGTCTAAAAGTAAGGGTCCATCGATACAGGGTCCAATTTCGCGTGAGATGAACCTTTCCCCCCTGTGGGGCATATGGGACCCATTCATTGGCAGATGGGGGGTTGCTCGTCTGTGGAGTAGGATGATTAGCTCACCTGGACGTCATACAAGCGTAGCTATTGATATGTCTTAGTCTTTAGGGCATATGACTATACATGCCCGTAAGTGATGGCATAGACATAGCGAAGCGGGTTCTAGGTTCAACGATCAGAGGGGGCAGGTAATAGGTGGGTATCCGGATCGAGGTGCCGCGGCGGCCTGGGCAGCCTAGCGCGATTACGGGCCTGTTGAAAACTAGCTCTTTTGCCTCATTTAGGCTGTGCAAAACGCGCGCGTATCTGATCTAAGAGACATAAAAATAGGGTAAGGTTTGCAGTCCCTTACCCTATTTTACGTCGTCGCCCGGTTCCTACTTAATATCCTTCCTCACCACAAATACACCAGGCACCTGTAGCAGGCTATACTCACTCGTCATACTCCGCCATTCATGGCAGCTCTCCTCCCATTTCACAAACCGCGCGCGAATCAATCTTTCCATTTGTGAAGCCGGAATGGCGTAGATCAACAGCGGGCAATAAAAATAAACGTGAACGTAATTCATTTCCTTCCTCCCATCTAAAGAGTGCGTGGGAAGGCTACAAACCCTCCCACGCACAAGTGAAGCGAACTGCCTAGACCGGCAATCCTCTTGCCGTGCGCTGTGAGACCACAAATTCGCGGGCGTCCTTCTCGCCGAACAGCCCACCGTCCACGAGAGACTTGACCACCTTCTCGATTGCCCTCTCGGGACCGGCCAGCGAATCCTCCAGCATAATCCGGATCGGCTGCCTCACGTCCAGGTCGAAACCGTAGTTGAAGTAGTCACAAGCGCCCGGCGCCCTTTGCGCTCCTGTGCGCTCGTCCTTACCCTCTTCCGGTTTCACCATCGCAGGTTCGATCTTGCCCCCGCACAAGACCGACATACCGCGCGCGTCGTTTGCGAAGTATGCGATGTAGGGCTGTGATTCATCCTTTTTCGTAGGTGAACTCTTCGCCCGAATCGTGACCTTGCTCTGAACTGCCGCGATGTGCTTCTCGGCTACCGCCTTGCGGATCGCGTCCGCGTGTTCGGGCGTTAGCTTGTCGAGAAGATTCACCAGTGCCCTTCCCTCCACAACCGCCGCTGCTGTTTCTGCTGCCATACTACATGTCCTTTCTGTGTAGGATTGAATTACCCTACATGCCTATTATACGCTTCTTTCGGACTAATACAAGCGAATAAAAAGCGAATGATAAAATATATTTCCACCTGTACGTCTAGTTTTGCTTTTTGATCGCCCCCCTACCCGGCGCGCGCTGTATATAGTATGGTTACCTACGATCCCCCAGGCTCGCACTACGATCCCCCAGGGTGCAGCGATCTAGCCAGGCAGGCCACTTCGCTATGAACCGATCCGCCGAAATTGTTCTAATCGGTTCGGGCGAACATTTAATTAGGTCTTAGATAGAGAAAGGAGGGCAGCCAACTTAGACTATAATAAATACATAAGACTAAGGCGAAAGTTTAGCGAATTTGGTTAACATAATCCGAAGCGAACATATAAGTATGCCAAGATCCGACTAATAGCGCAATACCTATACCGGCGAATAATTAGATTTTCGACTTTCCAAAAGCAGGTTTTTTACAACTCCCTATCCCTTTTCTTACAATTCCCCATCAGGTTTCTTACAGTTTTTTCCAAGCTAAACCAAACCAGATCAGCAGCTTACCCGGATCGGGTAGGTAGGTGGACCCCCCTCTCCCCTGTAGCTTTTTAGCCACACTCCGGCTCTTAGGTCTTTAGTCTTATATATATATATATATAATACAGATACAAGACAGAGCTCGCAGGTTCTAGGCAGGTAGGGTCAGGGGGGAGAGGGGGGGACCTACCCTTACCCTGATCTGCGAAGCCTATGGTTTTAAAGGGTTTAACTGTAGAAATTTCTGCTAGAATCCTGTAGGAAAAGGGGTAGGGAGTTGTAGGAAACCTGATAGAATTTAAGTTTTACGTTTTTCGCAAAACTACTACATGTAGTATTCGCTTTCCTTTCGCCCCTATATGTAGTGCTTGACACCCATGTTACACTTGATCAGGGTGGTGCCCTTTCCGCACATAAGGCCGGTCCGGAGCGGCTGAAAGCTGGTATCACTAGTCAATAACAAACCGTAGATATAGGATGGGAGGAGCATATGGAACATGACGGATTCCTAAGACGAGACGATAGCTCGTCTGACCCGGAGATGGACTTTGAGTCTTATCTCTCTAAGAAGGTGGAAGAATGCATATCCAGGCCAGTTTCAGAAATGAACGAGGTCGAGATTGTCGAGATTCCAGTAGACGAGATTCCAGTAGAGACGAGCGAGAGCTTTTCTCTCCTACAAAGCACGCCGCGTGCCGAAGATGTGGAGGACAGGTCGTCGTGCGTAGTAGAATCTCAGACTCCCGAAATCGTATCTCAACACGGATTGCCGTCTGCTCAAAATGTGGACGAAAGGCAAACTGAACTAGTAATACGTGGAGTCGAAGGACATAAATACCTCACAGAAAAAACCAAACCAGCAGAAATAGACCCGGAATCTATCAAAGTCATGCAAATGACTTATGACCATCCCGAAAAGACGGTCGAGATATTAGTGGAGGAAGTCCTGAAGAAGGTCTTCACTACACGCTTCGACGTTCTTACAGCCTTACCAGAGCAAATAATCACACACTATCACAGTCTGGATAGAGTAGTCCCTCTGATACGGATGATGCAACAGGGACACCGAACACGTTTATTCGACCTATTGCAAGCTGAGACAGCCGAGAGACGCGCAGAGCTGTTAGAGCTAGACAGCAAGTTTAAGATTAAGTCGTCCCGCAAGGCATCTGCTAAGTCAGCCAAATCAACGGTCACACAGGCCACGGGACTAAACGCAAAACAGAGAAAAGCTATTGATACACTCATATCTCTCAGCGCGTCAAAGGACATGATTCTCGACAAGCTTAGAACGATGGAACTTCTAGACTCGACTACACTGGCATATGTGGAAAAATTGTTCGCTTAGCGAGCATTTTCCAGGAGTCTTACTAGGAGCTGAATAATGTGTGAGATAAATCCAAAAAGGACGAAAATCTTCAGGCTCGAATTCTTCACGTCTCATTCTATATCCGAGAAGGAATGGAATACACTAGTCGTTGAGAGGCTGCTCGAACTAGAGCAAGCCTTTAATGCGACCAGTCAGATTAGAGTTCACATCCACCCGAGCCAGGAGGATACTCGTGCCTAAGACAATCCTCCAGACGAAATGCGAGTTCTGCGGAAAGCTCGCAGTCGAGCAATCTCGCGAGACCTTTGACAATGAAATCTGGGTCAGTCTCGAATGTGGTCATACTCTCATTCATGCTGCACTTGCTCCAGACAAGATAGACATAGTCTCAAGTGATGGTCGTAGCCTATTCCCTTTCCAAAAAGAGACTATCACGTTCATGGAAGATGCTGACTGTAATGGGATGGTCCTGCACGAGCAAGGACTAGGTAAGACGGTCATAGCCTGTGCTTTACTAAAAAGAAACAAGGATTTACTACCTGCTCTGATTGTAGTGAAGAGCGGTCTACGCTCACAATGGTTTGCTGAGCTAATCAGATGGGCTGGTATGGGTGCTCAGGTTATAACATCGTCTAAGGAAATTCCCTATTTCGACTATTTTGACGTAGTGATTGTCAGTGTTGACACTTTAAGATTACTGCGTCCCGACGTGAAAGTAGTCAGTGATTGGGATGTGATGAAGGCTGAGATGTCTGGCCGCAAAGCTCCGAAAAAAGACAGACCAATCATCTGGACCGACGATATCTGCGCGCGGTTCAAGTGTATTATCGTTGACGAGTCTCAGAAGATTAAAAATCCAGGAGCATCAAGAACTCAGGCTCTCCGTAAAATTGTATCATCTGCTAACAATGGAAGCAAGGCTCGCGTCATCTGCATGTCGGGGACGAACATAGAGAAGCACGCTGGCGAGTTCTTTGTAACTCTCAATTTGACTCGACCTGAGCTATTTCCTCATCAATCTACATTTCAGGTCCAACACTGTGAGATTAATCCCATGTCTGGTAAAATCATGGGATTGAGGAATCCTACACGTTTCAAAGAGTTAACCAAAGATTTTATCATTCGATATAAACGAGAAGATGTTCTTCCTGACTTACCGAAGGTCTTTAGGCAATTCAGACTCGCTGAGATCGAAGGTGGTGAGCTAGACGCATATATTAAGATAGTCCAAGAGTTCCAGGAAGCTATGGAGGCAGAAACTCCTATGCTTCCGACTGATATTCTTGGCTATCTCTCTAAGATGCGTCATATCACTGGTATAGCGAAGGTCAACGCAGCTCTCGAGTTTATAGAGGAGTTTTTGTTAGAAAGCGAAAGAAAACTCGTAGTTTTCTTACATCATCAGATGGCCGGCACTATTCTCATGAAGAAGTTAGACCAGCTTTGCAAGGATGGTGCATTTGCTCCTCCTTTACAATTACACTCTGCCCTAAACATGGAACAACGTGTAGCGATGGTCGAGGAGTTTAAGGAGCCCAAAAATCGTCTCATGGTAGCATCGACAATGGTCGCAGGAGAAGGACTAAACCTGCAATTTTGCTCCGATTGTCTTATCATGGAACGGCAATGGAATCCTTCCGCTGAGGAACAAGCCGAGGGTCGCTTTCCTAGACCAGGATCAACAGCAGATAAGATTAATGCTCACTATTTAATCGCCGCTGGAACCATAGACGATTTTCTCACGGATATCGTAGAGTCTAAGCGTCGAAACATGTCTCAGACTTTAGACGGCGTTGAGATCCAATGGGACGAGGGGTCTCTCATCATGGAGTTAGTTAAGGTTCTCCAGACTAAGGGCTTAAAGAAGTGGAAGATAGCATGAGGCTCTGGCCATTCAATCGTCATGATGTGGAATTACTAGCAGCAGCGGTTTTCTCCCTCTTACTCTATGCCATCATCAGTCGGCTCTAATGTATAAGACAGGTCTAGTCAGGCGTCGCAGAGAGCTACTTGCCTTAGAGGGCTGGTATGATGTCGGACCCTACAAATTCAAGCTCTCCTGTCGCTTTAAGGACATCCTACGCGCGTCTGAGTTCAATGGTAAAACCTGTCACTTTATTAGTTGTTTTCGGAGAGGTGGTCTTGTGAATGACCAATTACATCGACGATGCTTGGATCAGGATTGGGCAATCATCTACACACCAGACAAGCATGGGAACTTCATGGGTCGTTGTTTTGTTCACCTGGACGAGAAGGGTAGACTCGTCATAGACCGTGTCTATGGTAATAGATTGAAAATTGATGATATAATTTTGAAAATGAATAAAATTATTGAATGTCGAGCTAGCCTACTCGACACGTATCTCGAAGCGATCTAGTGTAACTATCCTCTGTCCCTCATAGAGAGACGTAAGATGAAGGATGGAATAAACTAGAAAGCTAAAGGTTACGATGAGGTTACAATACAGTGGCTGACTCTCAAGCTAGGATGGTCCTTGAGAAAGACTATCCTAGCCCTTCGCAGACCATTTGAGAAAGTCGGCGGAGCAGGAAGCAAGCCGATGCTAGTCAAACCAGCAAATAAGAAATGTGTGCTATGTGGGAGTCCGTGGTGTGCTATAAGATTGGGTGGTAGCAGACCAAGGTTTCTCTGTTTCTATCACTGGAAAAGTGAATATCTAGCTTCATACGACTTTAATGGAGAGAGAGGGGATAATCAAAATGAACCTACCACAAGTAGCCTTCAACATCATAGTCGAGATGAGAGAAAAGTATGACAAGCTCGCAGTCGGTGGTGATGTTGAGAGGCGTCAGTTAACTTATAAGATAGCTCAGACCATTTGTGCGCGGCTTGGACCTCTATGGGGGACCAAATCACAGTCCTCCCATCATCCTCAGTCTAAGGATTCTATAGCGTATCTCAAAACCACTCGCAGTATGGATATATGGGACTGGCAGAATGGGACGGATAGAAGCGTCCAGGTCTATCCTAGTTCTCCACCAACTTATCCAGATGTGGCCGGCCAATTTTTCATTAAGGTATTTCCACTTGACTGGCTCAGGAGTGGTCTGCCTCTTCCTACTGACTCTCCTTCTACTCCATCTCCAACTACTCCATCTCCAAGAGATGATGACGATGCTGAAAAAATTGCCTGGGAAGTATTTAACGATAAGATGATGGACGAGCTTCGTAAAGTTATAGCTACAACGAGAGCAGACTGTGCTAGAATCGAAGCAGGGGTTAAGCTCCTTCTAGGTCATGCTATCGGACAGCAAGAGAAGTTAGATGTAATCAAAGCTCGACAGAATGATCCTCTAAAGAGCTCAGGCTGGCCAACGATAGTCTTAAGAAGGGTAGATAAAGATGAGGGATGAATAGATATCCCCAACAAGGTGGTCGGGTCGGATTGACTAAGTCGTAAGGCTTGGTCTCCGTTACCCATCACGGACTACGAAGTCCGACTCGACTGCATTTTTTAACTTTCATCTGGAGTCTATAACTCATGGCTAAGTATGGACTGGATAAGAAATATCACCGCTGGGTGCAAGATCCTAAGAACAAGGAGAAGCTAAGACTAGCTATCATTAAGGGTGCGCGGACGAAGAGGAAAGGGAAAAAGATGAATCGAGCTGAGCGCATCGTTAGAAGATACTCTAAGAGGGAGGATAAAAGCATTCTCCTCAGACTTTCTCAGGCTGACCTCGTCCAATTAGTCTCCAAGCTCATAAGGAGTATCTAATGACGAAAATCAGGAGGCAAAGTCCAGTCAAGGGCGGTAGAGACCCACTTCCATCTTGTGTCCTACATGAAATAAAGATAGAAGTAGAGAGATTAGGTAGAAGCTATGGTGTCAGTAGGAGCTGGGTTATAGCTACCGTCCTAGCTGACGCCTTTGGTATCAAAAAGCATGAGAGTTATTACGAGACCGAGAAGAAGTTAAGGAGGGTCAAGTAATGATATGTGAAGCTCTCTTTCACGATTTAGTTAGTCTGCATAATGAGACGTCTCAGGCTTATCACGTCCTAGCGAACATGATTAACAGTGACGCTCACAAGTCTCACTACTGGAAATATTGTGTAGAAGCTACATGCTATGAAAACCGAAGAGCTCTAACTTTAATCCTAGGAAAGATAGAAGGTGAGCAGTCACAATCCTCAAATTAAGCTGAGAGATATGAGCACGCTTTTTGTCGAGTGTAAGACTTTTATTGAATATTTCATCGAGCAGGAGAAGTTAGAGGCTCAGCTCCTCCCAGACTATGCCAAGCCAAGAATGGTAGGCATAGGTCTAATTTGTTGTGATAAATGCCACGAGAATGATCGCAACAAGATATACGTCAGACCATTTAGAGAGGGAGCATTAGGTGAGGTTGGAAACACAGACTGGAACCTTTGCATAGAAGGCATAATTTGTTGTGCTTTGTATGATAAGGTCCGAGCCATTCCAAGAGATTGGTGGGTTCAGAAGGCTAGAGAGGCCGGGGTAGAGCGAGACGATGATAAAGGTTATATTTACTCCGATTCTCCTTCTCATAACACTAATCGGCGTCGTGTAGCTAGTCGTATCAGTAAGAAACTAGAGCTAGAGAAAGAAGATGAGACCGAAGGATTAAACTCATGGCTGAAGAACCGATAAATAAGATAGACAAGGACGATCCATTTTACTACGAGAAAATCCTGCAAGGTATAGGATATGGGATACAAAGGGTCATACCTGAAGATTGTGGTTTCATTTTCATGATGGTGAAATATGGTAAGCCGTTTATCGTCTTCGCCGCGACGTCGATCAACCAAGAAGAAACCCTCACAATCCTCGAAGAGTGGGTCAAGGAGAAAAGGCTTAGCTCGAAAGAAGAAATACATTGAGTGTTATGATTTCGGCTATAAGAAAGGCCGAGATTTAGAGATTAAGGAACGCGCTAAGTATATCGAGATAGACATAGATACAGCGCGTGAGCTATATGAGCATTTAAGTCATGAGTATATAGATCAGACAAACACGAAAATCCACGAACTCATCAAAAGGATAAGTAGGAATATAAATGTCGGATAAACTAACTGTCAAAATCGATTCCCAAGTTCTAAACTCTATGGACTTATGTTGGGAGAGATATAGACTAGAACACATTGGACACTGGCGACCTCTAAGGAAAGCCCTAGCTTTAGAGCGTGGCTCAGTCATGCACACCATGCTCAAGAGATATAGAGAGGGTAAGAAAGCGGGCCATACTGACAAAGAGAATCATGGTAATCTTGTCAATGAGTGTATTCTCGTGGGAAAGGTAGCATCGGCAAATACCTATCATCTCACAGTCGAAGAGTTTGAAGATGACATTAGAGTATTCAAAGAGTATGTCCTCCGCTGGCAATATGATGGCTGGGAGATTCTCGATTTAGAACAGCCATTCTCTAAGATTCTCTACGAAGATAGCACTCCAATTGAGGGTGTTGGTGAAGAACGCGATAAGATTTACGATGGTCTCATTATCATCTATGAGGGTGTAATCGACGCGCGTGTGAGAGATCCAAAGATTGGCATAGCAGTCGTCGATACGAAGACAGAGTCTAGACGGTCCTATCCCTACATTCTTTCCAATCAGTTTCAGGGCTACGAGTGGGCGTTCGGAATTCCAGTCATAGTAGACAAGATTGGTTATCAGACTACAGTTAAAGCTCAAGACAATGAGCCTGATGATCAGGGTAGAGACAAGTCAAAATTTCGTAGGCTCGTCCATGATTCTGGTCAGTTTGCAATAGATGAGTGGATAAAGGATACAGTAAATAGGGTCAAAGAAGCGGTCGAGTGGCATAGGAAGCTAGAGTCCAATGAGGTTATAAGTCTACCTAAGAATCGAACTTCTTGTGATAAATACTCTGGTTGTATCTTCCAGATGGTTTGCAAGGTTCCAATAGAAATAAGGGAGTATAAACTTCAGGCATTCTTCTTCAAGGATCAACCCTGGGACCCCTACTCTAGAGATGAGGTGGAAGAGGAGCTTGAAACATGAAAGACGGGGATTGGAGAAATACTGCTAGAGAGATGTGGGGAATGCCAGCACTACCACCAGAAGAAGATACGAGCTACATGAACTACATACTCATTAAGGACATAGAAAGATGCCCATACGTGGGGGAAGAACCAGAACACGACGCCTGGGTCGAGAGGTATATAGTCAAACTGAAACAAATAGCTGTATCTAGGGGCTGGAAACCATCTAAAAATGAGCAAAAAACATAATCACGTCCATAAGTATAGAAAGGTCAAGTGGGGGAAGAAAAAGACTATCATCTGGCGCTGCTTTCTCTCAGGCTGTCCTCATTACGTCCACAATGAGATGATTAGAGGCCGTAAGTCTATTTGTAATAGATGTAACGCGGTTTTCGTGATGGCCCCAGAGAAGATGCGCTATGTAAAACCCAAGTGTGATTCTTGTCAGCATAGAAATGACCCAATCATTAGGAGTTTAGACTCCTTGCTGGAGAATTTATGATGCGTTTACTCTTTTGGACCATGATTGGAAATATTGGAAGGTATCTAACAGAAGCATCTGATCGTAGATTAGTTGATGTATGTTTAATCGACGAAATAAAAGAGAAATATCTATGAGCCCAATGACTTCAAATATCATTCTAGGTGGTCGCTTCATGGGACTATTTGTCGGAGCAAATGGTTCAGGAAAGACTATAGCTGCTGCCTCGTTCCCTGGTAGTGGACTAATATTGGATTGGGATGGTCGTGTTGCTCCAGTTAGATTCTTCTATCCTAAGAGAACAGACATAGAATATTGGACCATTGGTCTAGATGGTGACGTTCGTTCGGATGTCATAGGCTTTACTGATGGCTGTAAGAAGATCGAGGATTTGCAAGACCGTTGTCCATATGATTGGATAGCATTCGATAGCTATACATCATACTCAGCAGTCGCAGTCCTACATCAAATGGGGTTACATGCCAATGACGTCAAGAGAACAAAAGGTGGGTTGCCGATTCCCGACTGGGATGAGTATAAGGGAGAGACTGGGGTCATGTTACAGATGCTGGAGATTCTTAAGATATTACCATGCAATGTCATCATCACAGCTCATCCTGTCTATTCTGCGAAGACCACAAAGCAAGGGGGTTCCACTAATGAGGTTCTTGCTTCTATGATTAAGGGCTCGTCTCTAGCAACGTATGGTTGGAAGACAGTCTCCTTACTTCCTAACTACTTCAATGAGATGTATTATTTCTGGGCCGACGCTCCTCGTTCTGCTGGGATAGATGTAGGATACAAGGTTCAAACTGTGAGCGCGGGTGAGATTGTTTGTAAGACAGCTCTTCCCCTTCCAGCAATTATGGACATTACCAATAAGCCTCTCTATGACGTCATGCAGTTTCATTTACAACAGTATGAGATTAAGCTTCAAGAAAAAATAAAACAACAGGAGGTTAAAGTATGAGTGAAATAGAGTATCTCGAAGGAGGAATAAGAAAAGATGATGTAAAACCAACCTAAAACTCTCCAGGACGTAAGCGAAACAAGTCAACGAACAAAGGACAAAGGAAATAAGACAATGCCAAGAATGCAAATCACCCCAGATGATTTCAAGAGGGCCAAGTTGGTAAAACCTGGCTGGTATCCGACTCTAATCAAGGAAGTATCGGAGGAACTCAACGCGAAAAAGGACGGAATGAACATCGTCCTTGACATCGAGAACGCAGACAACAAATCCGAGTTCGTTGGAGTTCCGGCTAAGTGTTGGTTCACCGAGAAATTTCCACAGGGCGCAGTCTCGTTCTCAAAGGCGTTCAATCCAGCTATGAGCGAGGCGGCAATCGCTGATGTCGAGTTTGCCGAATACAAGGGACGCTATATCTATGCCAAGTGGACGACCAATCGTGGTAGGGATGGCAATGACCCTCCACGAAATTCTGTCGAGGACTGGGCTCCTCTCCCGAAGAATTGGTCTCATCTCGCTGAGGTCAATGCTCTTTCGTCAGCGACGTCTGGTGTGCCTGGTTTTGATAGATAGTCAAGTATGAGCACGGAGGCCACTAGAAGGCAATATCTTCTAGACGGTGAAATTCCGTAAGGTCCAAGTAGCTCAGAGGGTTTTTCTTGGGGGTTCTTTTTAACCTGAAAGTATAAATGAAATGAACTCCACTTTGAATCTAATCTCTAACTCGAAAGTGAGGATCATATGTTTCAATTCATGAGCGTAGTAGACCTACCAAAAGATCCAGAAATAATCGAGGCTGACGAGTCGTCTGAGGATGATAAAAAAGATGAGGACGACTACAATGAGGGTGAGCCTGATGATGACGAGGAAGATGAGCCTACGATAGACTAGGAAGGAGTAATGTATGGCCTCTATCTGGCGACCATTGGATATCCAAACCTATAAGTCCTGGGTAGAGGCTATACTCTTTGAGGCTTCGGATGATCTCAGTGAGTGGGAGGAGGGTTTTATGGAGTCAATAGACAGGAGACTCCGAGAAGACCGCAATTTAACTCAGGGACAAGCGGGAACCTTAGAGAAAATTTACGCGGAGAAAACTAAATGAAGATCTCCATCGATCAGATCGAGGAACTAGAAACTCAAAGTGAAGGAGGACTAAACAGAGCTGGCAATGTAATAGATACAGATCAAGCTATAAAGGATCTGTCTGAATCTATGTCTGAGAACGGCCAGTTTCACCCGATAATACTTCGCTTAGCGAACAATTCTAGTATCCCATACGCTTTAGTCGCTGGAGCTAAGAGACTACAAGCTGCTAGGCTCCTTGGATGGACTGAGATCGAGGCCGAGATTAAAAATATAGACGAGAGAGGTGGGAGGATCATCCGTGCCCACGAAAATCTGCGTAGACATAATTTGCCCTGGTGGGAGCAAGTTATCTTAGTTGAAGAGCTGCATAGATTACGTCAGGAAGAGCACGGAATAGCAACAAGGGGCAGACCAGTAAGAGACGAGGAAAAAGTGGGGTGGTCTATTAGAGACACAGCCGAGGAACTTGGTATAGGAGTTGGTTCCCTTAGTGAAAACCTCAGCCTCGCTCGCGCGCTCAGAAATGACCCCTTACTAGCCAAAGTCAAAGACAAAAAGACGGCAATTAAACTAGTAAGAAATGCAGCAGTAAGATATCAAGCCGAGCTTGAGGCTAAGTTACCGACTAAATTGGAAGCCAACGAGATTTATTTTGGAGACTCAGCGGCTATTCTTGCTCAGCTTCCAGCGAACTCGATAGACCAATGTATCACTGATCCACCGTGGATTAAGTTTTTTGATCCGGCTTTAACTATAGATGATAGAACACTTCCGGTCTTTAAGGAGCTTTATCGTGTCTTAAAGCCAAGTTCGTTTCTGTATGTCTTTGTAGGATTGGACGACTACGCCTATTACGTTGGGACAACAGTTCCAGATCCAAACAACCCAAACGAGACTATCCATGCTAGAGGAGAGCTTGAGAAGATAGGATTTAGTGTGTCAAATACTCCAGTTATATGGAAAAAGGAAAATACCTTGTCTAGACGTGGGGTTAGAGCATGGGAATATGATAGGGATTTTGAGTTTATAGTCGTAGCAGTCAAAGGAAATCCTGCACTTACAACAGCACGACGTTTATCTGGTATTAAGTCCTATGCGATAGTCCCACCGATGAAGATGATTCATCCCAATGAGAAGCCCTTAGCTTTAATCGAAGATATAGTTACTGATTGTTCCTATGAGGGAAATATTATCATAGATCCTTTCGCTGGCTCTGGAATATTAGGAGTAGCTTGTAAAAATCAAAAAAGAAATTATATTTTGATCGAGCGTGATCGAGAGTTTTACGTGGCAATTTGTAGGAGGATGGGGAAGGAATGATAAATCTACTTCTTGATCCTAGAATCTTCAACTTCGTCATCATGATTCTTTATGGACTAAATGCTATCCGATGGGCCTTTGAAGGCAAGATAGCTGACGTCTGTTACTGGATGTCTGCTCTAGCTATAACTATGACTGTGACGTTTTTATATGACCATTGACTTTGCTTGTCCACACTGCAAAAACTCCGACCCAAGCATGATAGAATTCAGATATGAAACCGTCTTCTATAAAATATATCTCTGTCTAGTTTGCTCCAAAGTATTTTCGATTAGGAGGGTCACTGTCTAACTACGTTCCAGGGATAGGAAATCCTGAAGCTAAAATGATGTTCGTCGGAGAGGCCCCAGGCCGAGTAGAAGATTTCTCTCGTATTCCGTTCTCTGGCGACAGTGGCGATCTTTTATGGGAAGTCTGTCGAGAATTAAATGTAGATAGACGCGAGGTCTACACTACTAATGTCTATAAATATCGTCCACCGGACAACCAGATAAGGAGAATTAGTGAGGTCTGTGACAAGGATGAAGCGATAAGTCAACTATGGGATGAAATCATGACGATTAATCCCAATATAATAGTGGCACTTGGTAATACTCCACTAAAGATTTTAACTGGTAAAGATAAAATCCTCAAATGGCGCGGGTCCGTTCTTCACTCATCCAATCTAGACTATAAAGTCCTCGCTACGATCCACCCAGCCGCGCTCTTGCACTCAGAACAGGAGAACGAATATGAAGGCGGAAAGAGGAAAGGACCACTCAAATATTCCTACAGACACATACTTAAATTGGATCTTGCTCGTGCGGTCAGGCAGTCTGAGTCAAGACTATATCAACCACCTGAGAGAGTTCTCGAAATCGCTCGAGATTCAGTTCAACTCGGACGATTCCTTGATTTATATAAGGGGAAAGACCTCGTATCAGTGGATATCGAAGTTGCCAAGTCAATCCCTTTCTGCATTGCTCTTGCATTCAACTCGTGGCACGCGATCTCTGTTCCACTTCTTGATGTTTTCACATGGCAGAGACAAGAAGGAATCCACGATCACGAGCTTGCTGTGATGTGGAGATTGGTTGCAGAATTACTAGACTCTAATATTCGGGTGATTGGACAGAATTTCAAGTTCGATCAAAGACAATTGGCTGACCTCTGCGGTATTAGTGTTAGGAACTTCTATTGCGATACTTCCTTACTTGCTCATGCACTTCATCCCGAATTTCCTAAAGCTCTTGAGTTTACTACATCAATATATACTGAGGAACCATACTATAAAGAAGAAGGAAAGGAGTTTGACTGGAAACGAGATAAGATTCAACGATTCTTGACCTATAATGCTCGTGATGCGGTAGTTCAGTTTGAGGTCTTCGAGCAGATGATGATTGATGCTAAAGAGATGAACGTCCCTGGATTTCCAAATTGGGTCGATGAGTTCGTCTTTGGTCATCAAATGAAGCTACACTCATTCTATTATGACATGGAGAATGTTGGTTTCAAGACTAATAAAGTTAAACAACAAGAACTTGTCGAGTTATATGATAAAAAGATTGAGGACTCTCAATCTGAACTAGATAAGCTCGCAGGATGGCAAGTTAATACGAACTCACACAAGGCTGTTGCGGTCCTCGTCTATAATCAGCTTAGATATCCACAAAGAAAGGGCTGCTCAGAGGATGTTCTAGTCGCTCTCATGGCTAATACTAAGAAACAATCATACGATATGAGGAGAATCCTTGAGTTGATTTTATGGATAAGAAGGTTGAAGATAGCTAAAGTCAAAATCGGGCGAAGGACAGACTACGATGATCGAATGAGGACGGTCTTTACAATATGTGGGACCGAGACTGGACGATCATCAACCAAGATTCAAAAGCCTCCCGTCCGTCCGGAAAAGATGGGATGCGAGTTTCACACTCTAACCAAGCACGGAGACATCGGGACTGAAGTCAGAGAAATGTTTGAGGCTGATGATGGATACGTTATCGTTGAAACTGATATGTCGCAGGCTGAGGCTCGCGTTGTTGCTCTGCTTGCTAGGGATAAGAATGTTCTTGACCTGTTTGAGCAGAAAGAGGATGTCCACCAACTCACAGCCGCTTGGATCTTCGGCCTCAAACCAGCGCAGGTTACTAGAGAGTCGAGGTTTATTGGTAAGATGTGTAGACATGCAGGAAATTACGATATGGGCAAGCATAGGCTCATGGAGCTTGTCAACACCGAAGCCAAACGATATCACATGGATGTAAATCTATCTGAATGGAAAGCGGGGAAAATTTTAGATGCCTTCCACAACTTCAGTCCTAACATACGTGGAGTCTTTCATAAAGAAGTTCAACAAGCCCTCCAGGATAATAACCGTATCCTTGTCAATCCATTTGGACGTTACAGACAATTCTACGACAGGTGGGGTCTTGAACTCTTCAAAGAGGCTTATGCACAAATTCCCCAGTCGACAGTTCCGGACGCTCTGAGGTGCGCCGGTATGAGAGCCAAGGACAGATTCAAGTCATCTAACATCGACGCGAGGTTTGTGGTCGAAGGTCATGACGCTCTTGTCGGCTTGGTAAGGGAGCAGGACGTGGACTCTTACATCCAAATCATGCACCAGGAGATAGAGGTTCCCATAGACTTCTCTCGCTGCACAATCTCACGAGGTCTGTTAATCATACCAGCAGAAAGCAAGATTGGGAGGAATTATAAGACTTGTGAGGACAAGAGTTGTGTCGGATGCAGTCAACTTCATGATTATAAATTACGAAAAGCGGCGTAATCTTGACCTTCGTAGAAAAAGTCTTAAGATACACAAAGGACAGCGAGAGTCCAAAAAAATATTTTTATTGGAGCGCGCTTGCAGCTATTAGTGCAGTCGCGAAAAGTAATGTCTATCTTGACAAGCATCTCTATAAGCTCTATCCTAATATATATGTCTTATTAGTAGGACGATCTGGACTGAGAAAGGGACTACCTATAAACTTAGCTCGATCCTTAGTCCAGACAATTAATAATACGAAGGTATTTGCGGGGCGCGTATCAATACAGGGAGTCATATCTGAGCTATCTAAGGCTATAACGAGGAAAGAAGGTGGCCCTCCTTTAATGGATGCATCTGGTTTCTTTCTGGCGTCTGAGTTTGCAAGTTTTATCATTCAAGATCCTGCTGCCCTGACGATTTTAACTGATTTATATGATGGACACTATAATCCAGAGTGGTCATATATGTTGAGAAATAGTCCAACAGAAAAACTCAAAAGTCCATGCTTGACTTTACTTGGAGCAACAAATGAGGCTCATCTTAAAGATGCCGTTCCAGACAACGCTATTGGTGGAGGTTTCGTTGCAAGAACCTTCATCATTTACGCGGATAAGAAGAGCGGTATTAATCCTCTCACTGAAAAGCCGACAGATACTATCTCTATCGACTTACTTACACAGCACCTTAGAGAAATCTCCCGTCTCAAAGGAGAGTTTATATGGTCGATCTTGGGTAAGGAGTTATACAACGACTGGTATGGAAAGTTCCAGGAGCAAGATCAAGCAGAAGAAGATTCGACGGGCACAATGGAACGCATCCATGACCATATCCTAAAGACAGCCATGCTTATTTCTCTATCTAGGTCGACTGATTTAAGGCTAGAGCTTTCCGATATAGATGAGGCTATTCGTGCTTGTCAAGATTTCGTTCCTGGTGCTAAACGTGTTGCTCTTGGTCAAGTTGGGAAATCCATTTCAGCTCCTGGGACCGCTGTGCTTTTACGTGAGTTACTTACCACTCCCTCCCACGAGATTAGTAGAACACACGCACTCCAAAAGCATTGGTCACATTTTGATGCTTTTGAGCTAGATAGGATTGCTGAGAGCTTGTTTGCTCAGAAGGCTATAGAAATAAAAATGAGGAGGGATGAGTCTGGAAAGCAGGAGATGTGGTATATACTTAATCCAGTCGTATTAGACAGATATAGACAGAGGAATAAGGAGATGTGATATGATATCTGTAAGTCTAGCGATTTTTCAGTTGTTCATGCTCTGGTGGATGATAGGGACAAGTGGACTATTAACCTTTACCTTCCTCTTCGTGCTCTACCTCGTCGTTGGCGCCTATTTCTACTCGAATCGGACTCACGAATAGCAGAGGCTAGGCCCGTCCCAAAGAGAGGAACCATACGCGCTCCCATAGCTGTAACTGCTCTAGTTTTCTTTCCCATTGACGTCTTGAAATCATCCTGCTCTCCACCAGCGAATAGGGCAGCAGAAGCCTCATCTATATCACCAATCATAGGTCCAGCAACATTAGATGCTATTCCTCCTCGACCCCTACCTGCGCTTTCAAGGACGTCCCCAACATAACCAAGAGCCCATGCCTGAGCAAGATTATTTATAAGTCTATCATATCCCTCTCCTCTATCTGAAATGGCCTGAGCTATCTCATTCTCGATATCTCCTGCTCCACCTATAGCTCTACCAGTTCCTCTCAGGACCGCGTTGACATCTCCAATCCCCTCGCCAAGAATAGCAGAAGTTCCAGTAAGAATAGCAGCAGTCTTTACTGGACCCATTATCCTGAAGGCTTCTTTGATGTTTTTACTTTGCTGGAAAGCGTATCTCTTATAGAGCATGACTAGACGAGCGGCAGGGAAGTCGGTCCAGAGCTTAGGTAGATCAATACTTGATGCACGTCCTTGAGTAACCTCACTCATCCGCGCTCCGGCCCTATTTATCTGCCAGTCTGTGAGCTTAGTTTGACCAAGAAGTTTATTTGCATCCTCTAAGAGGAGGTCTTCTATTTGAGCTCTAATGCGAGCATTTTCTGGATTCTTGACCAGCTTTTGGAACAAGTCCTTAGCAGAATGCTTACCAGCTATAGCAGCAGTCGATCTAATCCATTCTTCCCCTTTAGAGATACCAAACCACTTTGCAATTCCACTTGGACCTCCAGCTTCTCTTATTAACTCCCTATGAATGGGTTGGAGCGCGCCTGTTATCTCGGCCTCACTTCTTGCTCCTGGATAGTCAAAGAGTATCCTCCCGAGTGCTTTTCCTGTATTCTTAAATCCTGCTCTAACTGGAATCATACCTAGCTGAGCAGTATTATTGATTAAGAATTTAGACAGTTTAGTCGCAGACTGAAATTTGACAGCACCGGCATTAAACCTAGCCCAATTAGGGTCCATCGGTTCTTCACGGCCCAAATAACGCTTGACTATTTTACCAACTCTGATTGGGTCGTCGGTCGCAGCTATCATTCTTGAGATTGGACTTCCTTTATCTGCGGTATCCATTGGACCAAAGTCAACGGCTTGTTTAATCCTCCTGGACATGTCGTCTATATGTTGATAGTCGACATTTATGTCCTTACGATAGCCGGGAGCATTTACAACTCTACCATGCTGGGGGTCAATCAGACGCTCGCCATACTCTGAGGCCCTTTTGAGGATTCTCTCGGCTTGGTCCAGAGTATAGCCCTCGTTCATAATGGATTCGAGAGCCCTAGGCTTATCCTTAAAAAATTCAGGACCATAAATGTGAGCGAAGTATCTACCCTCCTCACCTAGAGGCTCAAATGGAACAGTTTTCTTCCCTCTCCTAAGCCCCATCCCCGACATCTGAGCCATCCTAGTGACATCAGAATCTACATCCTTAAATTGTGAGAAAGCATCAGCTACTTTCTGATTGAGTGGACGCGCACCAATATCTCTGACATCGATATAGTTAGCTAGCTCCTCTTGGGTAAGGTCTTTAGTAATAGTCTTGAGCTTTGAGTTGATCCGACCTGCGAGTTGCTCAGAGTCTAACCTATTTTTTAGGATGAGCCTTTCCAGATCCTTACCACCAAGCTTTCTTATAACGGTTAGACCTGAGGTGGCTAGATCATCGTAGACTTTAGCTATAGACTTTCTGCTTTCTTTAGAGGGGAGTTTGACAAATCCTTTTTCGTCCTTGAGCAAATTATTGAGCCTTGAGATTATTGTATCTCTAGTTTCTAGCTCAGCTTTAGTTCCTCCAAATTTCTTCAAGAGTTCAGATTGACGACGCTCTGAGATACCTTTAGGAGCGCCAAAGTCCATTATTCGTTTTTCTTCTATGGCCTTGGCTATAGGAGTCTCAGTGAAGGGACGCTTACTTACATCCTCTGCTCCCTTAGGAGTTGGAAGCTTACGTTCGACTGGAAGTTTACGCTTGACTGGAGAAGATGGAAGCTCAAAATTTTCTAGTCCTTTACCTCTAATATTTATCCCTGGACCCCTTAAGTTTTCGTAACGATTTGGAATAATACCAATAGTTCCATATGGTGGAGCAGCCCTTTCTCCATGACCGATAATCTCACCAACATCTTCCAGATTTTGGCTAACTCCTCTTCTACCAGCGTAGTAAGGAGGTCTACCAGGAGGTAGAGCTAGTGGCTCTTTTAATCCTGGAAGCTGAGCTGGAGATGGACCTGGAGGTAACTCCATGTCAGGAAGGACAGAAAACTCTGCATTTATATCTCCTGGTCCAGTAATTGTTCTTCCTGGTCCTATCTGTTTCGGAGCGCGTGGGATTGGCTTGGGGGTAGAGATAGGTCTAGGAGCAACAGGACGACCCTTATAGGGAAAGGCTACTCCTGCTGCTCCTCCAAGAGCTTCTACTGCTCCTCCTAATTTTTCTGCAAGAGTCTCACCAGTTGCCACGTTGTAAGCCCCATGACCAGCAAGACCAGCACCAGCAGCTCTTTGCGCTCCGACTAAGGCTTGACTAGTCCTGCCAAAACCAAGACGAGCGGCAGCTCCTGTTCCTCCGGTTAGACCAAATAATCCCAACGAAAGAGGAGAAGTTAAAGAGGATGCGACATTGCCTAGAGACTCAGTAAGAGCGCCGGCTCCTCGTGCTAATCCTCGACTAGAAAGAGGTCCACCTGGTTCTGCCTCACCATACTTATAGAGCCTCTCAGAGATAGGCTTAGCAATTCGTGATGGGAGATCACTTAGAGGTTTGTTAATCTTATTCCAAGTAGACCTATTCTCCTCATCGTAAATGAACTTCTTGATAGACTCAGAGTCAGGCTTGTCAGGTCCATCCCAAGCCATCCGATAGCGTTTACCAGTTCTCCTATCAAAGATTGGATAAAATGGCATTTAGAACTCCGGGTTTCCGATATCGAAGTCTTCTTCTCCCTCAGCTCCCTCATCGCCAGTGATGAGTTTCCCCTCATTGATCTGAGATTCTATATACTCCCTGAGTTTACGATTAAAGGCTTGATATTGCTCTTGCTCCGGACCTCCAAAATAGCCCCTTGGGTCTTTAACGACGTATGGATAACTACTAGTATCGATGAAAGGTGCATAGTCTGGATCTCTAGCTAAAAGCTGTAGAGCATTTTCCATAGCCTGAGACAATTCATTAGGACTAGCTCCACTACTCTTGGCTAATTGCTCTAATCTGGACGTTCTCCAATTAGATAAAGAGACTTGACTTCTACGATAAGTCTCAGCATTTTTCTGACCAGTCTGAGCTATTGTCTCATTAATATCAAGCTGACCTTGCGCTCTCTCGATCTCGGCATCGATCCTCTTACGCTCTCTTTCATTGACTGCCTCATCCCTCCACTGCGTAAGATCAGCTATACGAGCACGAGTAGACTCTCGTTTCTGACCCAAACCATAATCCCGCTCGTTTTGGAGTCTCTTTAGTTCGTACTCATTATATTTCAGACCAAGGGCACGGGCTGATGTGAGAGCTTGAAGTTGACTTTCAGCTTCTTCCCTCTCTAGATTAGCGGATTCTCCAAGGGGTTGAGCTTTAGCACTCCAATCACTAAGAGCGCTCGTGTAGGGAGACTCAACAAAATCACTAGCAAACTCAGCTCCTGCTCCAAACCCATGTTGAAGTCCAACCGCGCCTCCAGATAGAGCAGCACCAATTCGACGTAGTATCGAAGGCTTAGTCTGTTCCCGAGTAGGCATTGCATTGAGATGTTCCTGATATGCAGTTAGAGCAGGAC